ACTTACCAACTAGCTCTATAGGCTCTTCTTTCATAATCTGATTACGATTGACACGCCGCATCGTTTGTGCTTTCTTACGAAACCAGTCTCTTGATTCTGCTGTTCGAGGAGTTATTCCTTTTCGGAACGCTTCCATCTCTAGTGTTTGAAATAAATTGCTCATACCGGTATTTATGTCTTTTTTCTAGGCTTTTTCTTACGAAAGGGCTTTAAAGGTTTAAGAGGTTTTAAAGCACCTTTCTTTGATTGTTTAGGCATAATACCCATCTCTGTTAGAGTCTTCTCTGTCCATATCTGAAACTCCCAACCTCTATCCTTTGCATACCCTTCAGCAGTCTCCCACTTGTTCATATTCTTAACATAAGTCATAGCTTCGTTGATATAACGTTTAGATTTGTCTGGTCTCTTAGGGGGTCTTGTCTCTTTATCAGGTTTTACTTCTACAAGTATTGTTCTTCCTGTCTTATATGTTATCTTAAGGTCCATAAAGTAACGATGCATACGTTTATCTACATCCCAGAAGTATGGAATAACCACCTCTTCTGATGACCAATTACGTATATTTGGATTGTTATCACACCAAACAAAGCAATGTCTCTCCCACATTGAACGATAAGTCACCTTATCTGCGTCGCCTTTGTACTTGCTTCTATGTTTAACTAGATATTTTCCGGAATAAGCCATATAAATACTTTCATAAGATAACTCTATTTATTGGATATTTAACCATGAATGATAATTACAAGTTTCCGGAAGATGTGACAAACACACCATATGCAGCAAAGATTAAATTTACTGCTAGGGAGGTCGAAGCATTTGATGTTGACTTTTTGTTTGATATGGCTGCAGCGGCTAATACCACTGTATCAGGACCTGATGATATTATAGCCAACTCACAAAGACAAGCAGAAGCTAAACGAAAAGCTGCTGCAACAAATACTGCGAATAATGGCCCTCCTGGAACTCAACCATCAGATATGCAAAGAGCTACTGGACAACAATTTAAAGGAGGACCTAAAGGCAGTGCTACTTTATATCTTCCACAAGCCGTACAAATAACAGATGGTGCAGCTTACTCTAACGTCGATCTAGGTATACTAGGAGCTGGAGGTGCAGCAGCTATGGCTGAAGGAGCCAATCTTTTACCTGCTTTAATGTCTGGAGTCGGTGAAAGTGCTCAATCAATCATTGATGCTATTACAGGAAGAGCTGCTAACAGTCCTGAACTAGCTAGGCTAGCAGTTAATAGAGCTGCTAAGTTTTTACCAGGTGATGCTATAAAAGGAGCTGTTAGTTCAGCTACAAGAGTGTCAGTTAATCCAAACACAAGAGCACTATTTAAGAGTGTACCTTTAAGAGAGTTTACATTTACATTTAAACTACTCCCTACATCTAAAAAGGAAACTCAATCAATAAAAGATATAATTAAATTCTTTCGAAAGAATCTATACCCAGAAGTTATTACGATGGGTGATATTAATGCTGGGTATAAGTTTCCAGACGTTTTTCAAATAGACTTAAAATATCAAAATAAAAAACAACGCCTTGCTACTAAAATTCTTCCTTCATATATAAGAAGTTTTTCAGCTACTTATAACGCTTCTGGTATGGGATTTCTAGAAGGTGGGGATTTTACAGAAGTAGATATTACTATGGCGTTTATTGAATCAGGTACTCTTCATAGAGCCTTAATAGAATTAGAGGATGGGTATTAAAATGTATTTTAAAAGATTTCCATTTGTAGAGTATAACTTTGGTAATAATGAAGCTGATACTATCTTTCCTAATATTTCTGCATATGTAGATATTGCTGATCAATTAAAAGATGAAGTTGCTTTTTATGAAAAGTATACTCTTCAAGACGGTGAAAGGCCGGATATGGTATCACAAACGCTGTATGGTACTCCAGACTTTCATTGGACCTTTTTCATAATGAATGACGGATTAAGAGAATCAGGTTGGCCTTTATCTGAAAGAGAGATGAGAGCTCTTATTAAGAAAAGATATCCTCATAGAACTGTTACAACTCAAAGTAATATTGCTTCTAACTTTCTTCCAGGCGACTTTGTTATAGGTAAAACATCAGGTACCACAGGTAGAGTAGTTGAGCGCAACTTAGATCTAGGTCAGATTGTTATTGCTTCTGATAAGAATGATGCTGGATTAAATAATAACTTTGGACAGACAGAACAGATAGCAGCAGGTACTACTGCCGAAGAGCAAGCAGCAAATACAGCTACTCTTATTAGTGAATCTGTACAATACAATTCTACACTGTACTATAAAAACTCATCAGGAGATATAGTAGATATAAATCCGTACAATCAAACAACGTCTGGATTAGTACCTACTACTATCATGGAAGATAATATTAACTTTAATAATAAGCTTAAAGACATAATTATAATTAAACCTTCCAAGATAGCAAGTGTGGTGAGTGAGTACTTTAGACTACTGAAAGAGTAATTATGACAACTAAAACATCTCAGAGTCAATACATTATTGATAGTGCTATCTTTACAGCAGATAGAAACCCTTCTTTAGATAATAAGCCTATTGATATATCAAAGTCTATTGCAGAACTTAATATATTTGAAAGTGTAGAGTTATCTTATCTTACTGGTACTTGCGCTTTAGTTGATGATGTGAGATTTAGAGATGTAGTAGGCATCAAAGGCAGTGAAAGAGTTACGTTTACTATACTTGCATCTGAAAATGCTGAACCTATTATAAAGACATTTATGATAACAGGTATTGCTTCTAATATATCTGTTAATGAAAGAACAGAGCTACACACTCTTACTCTTATAGAAGAGCATGCATATTTAAGCTCTATTATGAAGATAAGTGAATCATATACAGGTATACCAGAACAGATAGTTATTAGTGTGTTAAACTCACATTTAAATAAAGCTGTAAGGTTTAATTCCGGAATAGCTAGTCAACAACGTATGAAAGTGAACATCCCTTACTGGAATCCGCTACAAGCTACAGAATGGCTTAGAGATAGAATGTCTTCTTCCTTAGGTGCACCGTATTTTTTATATGCATCTTTGAGAGATGACCTATTAAGACTAGAAGATTTAGATAGTATGATGACTAAAGACGCTTGGAATAAAGAAACTCCTTATTCATATTCCCAAACAGCTCATAATTCTGTTCCTGATCAGACAGGACCATCTACTGCACGTACAGATCATTTTCATGTAAAGACATATGATGCATCTCAAATTGAAAGCACTTTAAGGCTTGCTCAAGGAGGAGCTATAGGATCAGAGTTTAAAACTCTAGACTTAACTTCTGCGGGATTAACTAATAACACTAGACATGATTCTAAAAACACACTAAATAGATTTATAGAAAGCATTGAATCAACGTCTAATATATCATCAACAGTAGGGTATGATCATGATCTACAATTTAATAGAAGCAGCGGTGTAGTAAACAGTGTCGGTGACCTTAATTCTAAAGTGTTTAGTGAAGTAGTAACATCTAGAAAATTTTATGAGACTGATGGAGTAACTCCTATTGCCGGATATGCTGAAGAGTATAAACAAGAAGCGTTATATAAGCTAAAAATAAAATCAGCTGCACTTAGAGCTATTCTCTTAAATAATGTATTTGAAATAACTGTACCTGGGCAGCCGTATATTGTACCCAACTTAAATATCGGAGTGGGTTCAAATATATCTTTAAACTATGCAGCAGCTTCTCAAGCAGACGGTTCTGTTAGATCAGGAGATGTAGATACAAATAAATCGGGTAAGTTTTTAGTTTATAGAACAAGACACCAATTCTCAGAAGGTCAGTATAATTTAAAAATAAATATTGTTAAACTTACTAATAAGACAGGTGAATCATGAGAACAATAAACACAGAGTTTTATGGTGATGACTCCAGATGGTTTATTGGAGTAGTTTCACAGATAGGTGATATAAGAAACCTAGGTAGAGTTAGAGTACGTATATTTGGTATTCATAACGAGGATACAGCTAAAGTTAAGATAAGTGATCTACCTTGGGCATCCGTTGTTGTACCTGTTACTCAAGGTGGTGTATCAGGATCTACTATGCCTGATGGTATACAAGTGGGAGCTCAAGTCTATGGTATATTCTTAGACGGTAAACACTCTCAGAGTCCTCTTATCTTAGGATCTATACCTCACGATTCAGGGTTAAGAGTTATTGTTGATGAGCAACCAGACCCTTATGTTCAACCTAAGGCATCTAAAACTTCAAGTAGTACAGATGAACAAGGCGTTCAAACCACTGGTGCTGGTGAATTAAAAGTCTCTCTTGTAGGCGCTTCAAGGCAAGAACAAGCATTTAACTTTTTTAAACAATATTTTCAATCAAAAGGTAATATTAGTAATCCTGGAAACTGTGCAGCAGCCTTTGTTGGTAATTTTATGCATGAAGCAGGTGCAGATCTAGACCCTGATACTTATGAGGTAGATCCCTTAGTGTCTGGTAGTGTAGGTGGATATGGTATAGCTCAGTGGACAGGTCCTAGAAGAACTAACCTTATAAACTATGCTAATAATATTCCAGGAGCTAGCTATAAAAATTTCGAAGTGCAGCTATCCTTTGTTGTAGATGAATTAGAAGATCCAAAAGCGCAGCGTGGTAGAACGTATGATAGACTAGTACATGATAGTACTATTTTAAATTATACAGAGACTGTGCTTGCTTTATATGAAACTCCTCAGACAGTTTTAGATTATCATTCTGAATCAGATTTCTTAAAATATTATTTAAAGTATGCAAGAGCTGGCGGTATACGAAATGTAGCTGGTCGTAGTTCTAGACAGAGTCTTGCTCTACAAGCTTATAAAGCTGAATTTGAAAAACGGCTTAAGTCAGCTAAGTTTATTAACACTACATATGGAGAAGGTTAATGGCATCCTTTACAGCGTTAAATTCTAAATTAAAAAGTTTAGTCTCTACATCTGGGTTTGATGTCCTTAGCAAAGAAACATCAAGTATAGCTTCTGCTGTACAAGCATTAAACTCAACAAGTCTTGGTACAGAGTTAAATGAATCTTTAAGTGGAGTTCAAGTTTTAAACACTTCTGCAAAGGCGTCTTCTTGCATTGCTATTCTTACAGAAAATATTCCTGGTATTACAGATCAAATAGTTAAAGATGTTAGCGCTAGTAAAGACGCTCTAGAAGCTATAATAGGTGCTACTGCTGATAATGGATTTCTAGATGTAGTGATTACGTGCCCTACACCAGAGGGAATAAAAGTATCTCTAGGAGCTATAGCTAATCCTACTGATCAACAAACTCAAGCTATCCTCGCTAATACAACTCCAAAGAAATATCAATCTCAGATTGCAGATATCACAAAAAAAGATTTTAGTAAATTATCTACAGAATTTTCTACAGCGCTAACTTCTTTTGCAAGCGCTTTTAGTAATCTAACTAAAACTCAAACAGGTAATGTGCTTCAGGATATATTATTACAAACTGATGATGCTCCTATTAGTATACTAGAGAACTTTGGGGTACCTAGATCTGAAGCGCCAGCTGTTCTTGTATTGCTGCAAGAGAAAAAAACTACAGAAGCTATAACTAAAATAGAGGCTTTGACAGGTAAAGACATTGAAACTATTGAGGCATTTATACCTACTGTACCTACATCTTTAGATGCTCAGCTAAAAGATAATAATAAAACATCATCTACAGGTGTGTATGATGTAGCAAGTAAGAATAACACATGGCGTGGAGCTGCTACAACTAATGAATACTTTGATATTATTGCAACTCAAGAGCAGCTATTAATTGAATTTATTAAATGTCCTAGAGAGATAACAGAGATAGTATTTTACGGACATGAAATGACTGCTGATCAAATACTTACTGCAAAGGATATTCATGAATCATATAATGCAGATGGTAATGATGGTATACCTTTTCATTATGTAGTACAACCAGGAGGTAACCTACAGCGAGGCAGATCTATAGCTAAAGAAGGCACATACTCAACTACACATAATAAATTTTCAATAGGAGTAGTAGTACCACACTATGTAAACGCAGAAGCTAAAGTACAACAAGGTGCTACTGTACGTCAGATTATAGAAGCATTTTACCATGTATGGCCAGGAGGCCAAGTATTTGATGCAAATGAAGATCTTGTAGAATCTAATATACCTGTAGGAGTCTCAGTATCTAAATATACTGAATCTTTTAAAAAAGTAAATCACGGCGGTACAGGTAGGTCATTCTCTACTGCTCAATTAATTAATGCATCTCAGGGAGGTATATAATGGGTAAGACAAACAATGTAGAGTCATTAGTTAATAGAACTACAGTTCAAGGATCAGGTGCTGCTCAATCTCAAGGATTTGTTTCTCACCCCTTTTCAGATGCTGCTGGAGCATATCCGTTTGCTAACGAAGAAGGTAAACCAGTAACAACAAAGGGTGGTCAGCTAATTAATACCTATGGTGCAGATGTGCCAGATGATACTATTCAAGGTAATAGTTCTGGTACAGCAACATGCTACACTCATACTACTCCTGCAGGACATACTATAGAGTATAATGATACTCCTGGATCAGAAAGAATTATGATTCGTCATATGAATGGTGACGGTGTAAATATAGGCCCAGACGGCTCTATTATTATATCTGGTAAAAGACGTATTGATAAAGCTCAAGAAGATTACTTTCTTGAAGTAAAAAATGGTACAATGAAGTTTGAGGGTAACCTTACTTTAGACGTCACAGGTGACTTTAATGTTAATGTAGGTGGTGAGTATAATGTTAACTCTGCTAAGAAAACAGAAGTAGTTAAAAAAGGTCCATATACAAGAACAATAGCTGGTGATGATATTAAAACAGTAGATGGTAATCAAACTAACTTGGTTACTAAAGGTGGCGCTCATCAATATCTAGAAGGATTATCAACTATTGTTAAAGGAGACAGTAGATATATTGTAGAAGGTCATCATACAGAAGCGGTATCTAAAGTACTAACTATGACTTCAGAATTAGAAGTTGTACTCACTTCACCAGAAGCCAACATAGCTGCTAGCAACTTATCTGTGTTTGGTGATACAGGTACAATTGGTGGTGAGAATATTATCGCGTATGTAAAAAATATCTATGGTGTATCTGGAGACTTTAGTGCTAGATTTAAAGCGCCTGTATTTGAAGGTGACCTAGATGGTAATGCTCTTACAGCAACCACAGCTGGCACATCACTGCATCAATCTTATCCTGATGGAAGTGCTGCTCCATCTACATATACACCAAGTGTTGGTAATGATCCAGAATATCCTGTGGATGATACAGAAATAGATGATACAGCGACAGCTCTACCTACAGCTACTCTTTTAACTGATTATATAACAAAGAGTGCTAAGGGAGTTAAAATTGTTAAAGTAGATCCAAATGATATACAAAAGAACAATATTGACTTATCTAAAAAGACGGCTGGAGTAACTAACAGAGAGTTAACAATTGCAGAGATCAGACGAAAGATGAGAGATCCAGCTCACAGAGATAACCCTGAATTTACTGCTCTTATGGTCTCTCAAGAAAAACTTTCTGCAGAGTTTGCAAACAGCTCTCCTCCTAATGTTGAGACAGTAGAGGATACTAGCTCTATCATTGTACAAGGACAGACTGTGCTAGGTAATCCATCACCTAACTTAACATCTAAGAGGATTATTGTTTAATGCCTAAAAATTATTTACCAGATCTTAGATTTCTTCCAGAAGGATTAACAAGAGTGCATTCTGGAACTCCTCTTAATGATGGTATTACAGTAGGTAACTTTCTAAAAGGCACTACTCTAGATCACATACCTGAAGTGTCTGATAGAATACAGATAGCTCGTAACTTATTACCTCAAGCTCAAATACTCAAAGCTATTGGAGAGAACACAAAACGGTTCTCTAACCATAAGCTTGTTGTAATAGAAGGGTTATACAAAGCTGATCCTGAAGAGCAAATGACAGAAGCAGATACTAATACTAACTTCTTAGCTACTACAGGTAGATCAGTCGTATATGAACTAAGACGAAATGATAAGACAGATAATGAAAAGACATTTGAGCTTGCAAGATACTTACAAGTGTATCATAAGATATATGACAGACTAATTTTAGACTATGATACTTACAATGAAGGTGAATTAAACGTTCAGATTATTATTGAAATGCCTGCTATACCCTCTAGTTATAATATACCCTTTAAAGGTGCAAGTGAGACTAGATTTAATAATAATGTACAAGCGGTAGGGCAGTTAGTAGAGATAACTGAAATACCTAAATCTACAGTAGACTTTCCTGCTAATACCCCAGATGAGGTTGCTGGATATTTCACTATTGGTGATGTTCATTCAAGACAGCTTAAAATATTTGGTGGTAATCCATGGCAGTCATATGCTAATGATAGTAGAACGTCAAGAGATGAGACTATTATTAACAACATTAAGAAAATTAAATCAGGTGAAGTTGTAGTTATATCAGCAGGAGTTAATGATGCTCTAAATTCAAACGATACTCCTGAGCAGATTGGTGCTAGAGTTAAAAAGATTGTTGATGCTTCTTATAAACTAAGTCATGTTATAACATTCTTATTATTCAAAATAACCGACAGAACAACTACTACAAGACAAGTAGCAATAAGACAAGCTATAATTAGTGAGCTTGGGGTGCTTAATGATATTAGAATTGTTGATCTTAATGACTCTCAATATTCATTTGCATCTGACGGAGTGTCTTTAACTAAAGAGTCTTACATATCAATATCAAACATACTAATTTAACTTATAAATAACAGAAATTATTGGAAGACAAATGGCTATAAGAAGAGTTTTATCTACAGAAGATGGTAATCTTCAGAAGAGTACGCTGATATCCTCGCGTGCCGTAGACTATTTGGATATTGATTTAACCTTTGCAAAAAGACCGTCAGGTGATATCTATAAGAAAAGAGACGCAGCTGCTGTTAAGCAATCAATAAAGAATCTTCTTCTTACAGACTTCTATGAAAAACCTTTTCAACCTTTCTTTGGTGGTAATCTTAGAGCTATGTTATTTGAATTAGCTGATGAAGATACAGAAGATGAAGTAGAAGAGAATATTAGAAACGCTATAAACAAGTATGAGCCAAGAGCTGAAATACTTACCATAACTGTTAATGTTCTTCCAGATCAAAATGACATGAGAGTGTCAGTATACTTTAAAATTATTAGTACACAAGAAACAGTAACATTCACTACGAACCTATCGAGGCTAAGATAATGGCAACTACAATTAAGTCAACTAACCTAGACTTTACGTCGATTAAAAATAACTTGAAGACATTCTTAGCTCAACAAGATGAGTTTGCTGACTATAACTTCGAAGCATCTGGACTATCTAATATACTAGATGTGTTAGCTTATAATACTCACTATAATGGACTTATCGCTAACTTCGCTTTGAACGAGTCATTCCTTGGGACTGCGCAGCTGAGAAGCTCTCTCGTGTCGTTAGCCGAAGGTATTGGTTATATTCCAAAATCAAGAACAGCATCTAGAGCTGTTGTTACTTTCTCTATTAACTTATCTTCTTTAGCTGAAAGACCTACAACAGTGTCTTTAGCGCCAGGTGTGGTGTTTGAAAGCTCTATTGATGATATTACTTATACATTCCAAACAAGAGAAACTGTAACAGCTACTGATGATGGTTCTGGTATATATTCATTTAAAACAAATGCTGGGTCTACTAACATAGAAATCTTCGAAGGTGCTCAGAAAACAAAAACGTTTATTGCTGATGCTGTATCTCAAGACGCTTTGTATATTATTCCAGATAAGAACTTAGATGTTGATACGACTATTGTTAGAGTGTATGAGTCTCCTACTTCTGTTGCTTTTACAACATATCAAAACTTAAAACAGGCTACATTAATTAACGCTGCTACAGCTCTTTATATCTTAAAAGAATCTCCTAATGAGTTCTTTGAACTATCATTTGGTGATGGTATTACATTTGGTGTGACTCCAAAGGCTGGATATAAAATAGAAGTTGATTATCTCTCTGTACAAGGTCCAGCTGCTAATGATGGTGCTTTGTTTACTCCTATATCTCAAGTTAATGTAGGTGGTACAGGGTATACTATAACAGCTCAAACAGTTACTAACTCTCTTGGTGGAGATATAAAAGAAACCAATCAGTCTATTAGAACAAATGCTCCATTCCAATATGCTACTCAGAATAGAATGGTTACAGCAGATGACTACTCATCTCTAGTATTAAGAAACTTCTCTACTCTTATCAAAGATATTAAATCGTTTGGAGGAGAAGATGCTGTTAAACCAGAGTTTGGTGCTGTGTATATGTCTATTGTATTTGAAGATGATGTACCCCTATCTACTCAGACTACAACTAAGAATAGTATTCAAGACTTAGTAGATCAGTTATCAGTTGTATCATTTAGATTAAGATACTTAGACCCTGTTACTACGTTTATTGAAACAAATACATTTTTCCAGTTTAACCCTAAACTTACTACATTATCTCTAAACAGTATTACTGATAATGTTAATACTATAGTAAGAGATTACTTCAGCACTAATACAGGTAAGTTTGGTCAAGCATATAGACGTTCAAACATACTTACTCTTATTGATGAAGTATCTCCAGCTGTACTTTCTTCTCGTATGGAAGTAAAGATGCAACAAAGGATTGTCCCTAGATTAGATGCTCAGAATGATTTTACTTTAAGATACCCGACATCTATAGCACCTGCAGATGATATAAACTACATTATAGATAGTACTCCTTTTAATATTGATAACACAGCAGGTAAAATAAGAAATAAACTAAACAGTAATAAACTTCAAATTGTCACTCTGGATGGTTTAACTACTATTGTAGATAATGTAGGTACCTTTGATGCAGCGACAGGTATTTTATCTCTTGTAGGCTTTAAACCTAATAGTATCATAGGAGGGGTTAATTATGTTAAGGTTAGTGCTGTTCCAGCTAATCAGAGTGCTATTGCTCCTCAGAGAGAAGACATTCTTCAATTTGATGAAGATCCATCCTTTGCATCAGCAGTTATAGTAGAGTCAGTATAAAATGCCTAGAGATTATACACTAAAAGATAACCTACGTAGAGATTACAGGTTTACTGATCACCATGTAGTAGATCAAGTTCTACCAGATTATTTTAAAGCTGATTATCCTAAACTAATCAAGCTACTTGAAGCGTATAATCAATTCGAAGACTCAGACCAGTCTCCAGCTAGACTAGTACATGATGTTATTACTGCAAGAGATATTACAGCTAATGATTTATCTTTGTTATCCTTTATTGAAGATGAGTTACTACTAGGTCAATCCTACTTCGAAGGATTTACAAACAAAAGAGCAGCTGCTAAGTTCTCTAATAACCTTTATAGATCAAA